TGTCTGCCGACTGAGGATATTGTTCTAATGTTAAAGTAGCTGTCATAGTATTAGCTAAATTATCAAAGTCTGGAACAAGTTTACTTACAGACATAAGTTCATCACCATCTGCTATTTCAACAGACCCTGATGTTAAAAAAGCTGATATTGCTGTGCCATCTGCTTGATTATTACCCGACTCGTGTTCGTAAACATACGAAGCTCCTGCAGTTAAACCAAGTATGGTAGAATTGTTTGCTGTTAAGCTTGCATTATATTCTGTAGCAATAGGTAATTCATATACATAAGCACCAAGCCAAGTAGTTCTTGCAAGAGATATAGTATACCAAGTGTTCTCTAGATAGTTGTAGGCTACAGCTCTGTCTATTTGTGTAGCATTCGCTGACGGGTAATACCAAATAATTTCATTAAATGCGGTGTTAATACCACAAGCTATATCAGCTTTATTTGTGTAACTTAAATCATCAAACACATAATCCTGTACAGAACATGGCATTTTTTTGACAACACCATCGTACAAATAAAATGAATCATCCGACATCCAATATGCTCTACCATTTACTTCTACTGCTGCGTGTTGAGCTATTAGCCCGCAGTTAGCACCGAGTTGTCTCAAACCAAAAGTAAACGGTGTACCAACAAATTGAATACCGTGAAGTGATGTATCTGTCCATACAAGTATTTGACCTGATGATTTTACAGCACCTACTATTCTAGAACCATCAGATATACGAAGTGAACCTGCTTCATTTGTTGCAACAGGTGTATAGTCTGTAGCATCTTCTCTATCAGAAAATCTAAATAATAAATCGTCTTGCGTATCACTGTTGCCTATTGTTGTTTCTGTACCAAATATTAACAGGTGTCTTGTATCGGTAGATACTAAACTAAATCGTGAAGCAGTGGGGGCATTAGATAATGCTGTTGCTCTACTACTTGTACCTCCTGATGTATCCCAAACAAACGTTCCACCATTTAAAACAGTAGCAATTAAATCTTCACCAAAATTATCTAAAGACCAGTTTCTTGCGTCTACAACAACACTTGAAGAGGATCTTGGCGTATTCCATGTGCTCGTATTCCAAGACAATGTTCCCCAACCATAACCATAAGTAGATGTAGAAGGTCCAGTTCTAATTTGATAGTTAGCATTTCCTGATCCACCACCACCTGATGTTGACCCAGAAGCTGTGCTTGTATGAGTTACTGTATATGTACTAGCAGAAGGAACTGTAATAACTTCAAACTCGTTATTCATATCTAATCCATCTATTGCAGAGAATGAATCAAAAGTAACAAAGTCACCAATTTGTGCTCCATGAGCTGCATCTGTAACTGTAACAGTTGTTGTACCATTTGTAGTAAAAGGATTTGTTAAAGCTGCTGTTTCTCTAATAGGAGTTATGTCAGTTACTGCGCCATCAGAATAAATGTATAATTTTCTGTCTGTACCTAAAGCAAGATATCTGGTTCCGTCTAGACCAATCCAGCTATGTGTATCACGGACCACGCCCACAATAGTTTTATTAGGATTCGGTAAATATTTCCAACCTTGCCATCTCTCGGGTTTACCATAGTGAAATCTAACAAAATCAGAGTCAACATATTTACGTTGATCACCTGCTGAATAAGCAGTATCTTGTTTATCTATACCT